GTATTAACCACGATAGAAGAATTTCACAATTTGAAAGAAATTATCAAGTGTGTAATGATGTTAGAGAGTTCTGCAACAAGACAGGTAAAACAATGTTTATTGCAATGCACCCACAAACAGAAGCAGCACGTAGAGTTTATCCACCAGACCATCAATTAAATGGACATATACAACCACCACGTAAAGCTGATTGTGAAGGCGGTCAAGTGTTTCCAAATAGAGTAGATAATTTTATATGTTTACATAGATTAATTTCACACGATAAACTTTGGATGATGACAGAAGTACACGTATATAAAATAAAAGATAAAGAAACTGGTGGTAAACCTACAATGTTAGGCGAGCCATTGAGGTTTGATTACAATAGCGGTTTAGGATTTACAATTGGTGGTAATAACGTATTAAAACAAAAAAAATGAGATACACATATAAAAACATACAAGAGTTTATGAATTATAAAACTTGGAGTAATAAAAAAAAGATAGATACACTTTTAGAAATAGATTGCAGTTTGTATGCACATCTTGGCACAGATTCAACAAGAAGTGAAAAAGATGAAGTAAAAAGAAAAAGTTTAGAAATATATAGAACTATAAAAACATTAGATAAAAAGTTAGGTGATGAATTACTTTACTCAGAAGATTTAAAACAATGAATGATTTAGATTATACAATAACAAAGAATAAATTAGAAATATTGCTTCTAAAGGCACAAGAAGGTTTAAAGGTGGGTAAGGTAACACAAAGTAAATTAGAAGCAGTAGAAACCTTGCAAGATAGTTTAAAATGTATGTTAGAGCTGAGGTTTACAATTGATGAATTAAATAAAAAACAAAGTTTGTTAACAATGCAAAATGTAAAAGCATACAAAGAAACTGCAGAACTTAAGAAAAAATTTAATACTTTTAAAAAATAAACTATAAATTATGTATATAACAATATTATTAACAGCAACACATTTAACATGTTTTATATTAGGGATAATAGTAACACACATCATTGAAAAAAGATTTAAATAAAAAGAATAGAACTTTAAATGAGTACAGACAGACAAAGGACTCATATTATATTAGTCCTGATACTCCTGTTGAGTATAGTATTAATTTTTTGTGTAGGTTATATCCTAACGACTCCGAGCTTGGAGCAATAATAAGAAAACACTTTCAAAAGATATGAGTTTAAATGCAAATCAAAAAGGTAAAAGGTTCGAGCTAAAAATAGCAAAAGATCTTGCAAAGAAATTTGACACCAATATAAGAAGAACGCCCAATTCAGGTGGTTTAAGTATTAAAGGTGATATAATGACAACAAGTGGAATACTATCTGAATATAGCTGGGAGTGTAAGAACCAAGAGAAATTAAATATCTGGAAAGCATTAGAACAAAGTGAAGGTGATGCAAGAGGCACGCTTAAAACACCTGTAGTAGTATTTACTAAGAACTTTGAAAAAGATTATGTTGCCTTGCAATATGATGACTTTGTTAATTTACTTCTTGAATTAGATGAGTACAGAAGTAGATAATATACTACATATTCTAATAAGAGATGAAAAAACTTGGCTAAGTATGGCCGAAGAAATAAGCAGCAATAGCAAAGTACCAGCAAAAGATTTATTACACGATTTTTATATTGCTTTACATAGCAAAATAGATAGTGGTAAAGTAAAAATTAATGACATTCTGTATAACGATTCTTTAAATAAAGCGTTTATATATAAGATGATGCACAATATATTTATTGATAACATAAGAAATGATAAAGATATATTAATAGATAAAGAACTAAAAAACATTATAGAAGCAGACAATGAACCATACATTGATATAGAAAAAGTAGTTGATGAAATAGTAAATGAGTTTTACTGGTTCGATAGAAAGTTATTTAACTTATACAGAAAGAAATTTCACAGCATAAGAAAACTATCTGCAGCAACTAATATATCACACGTAGTTGTATGGAGAACTATAAACAATTGTATTAAAGAAATTAAAAAAAAAATTAGTGAAAACTGTTAATAGCATATCAGGAGGTAAAACCTCAGCTTACATAGCAGCTAATTACAAAGCTGACTACAATGTATTTTCTTTAGTTAGAACTGATGACAAAAACTGTATCTACCCAGATGCAAAAGTGAGGCAGTTAGTATCTGATAAATTAGGAACTGAGTTTATAGGCACTTTAGAAGATGATGTTATTATTAAAACCATATTAGATTTAGAGCAGTTTATAGGTCAGCAAATTTACTGGGTAACAGGAAAAACATTTGATAAGGTTTTAAATACTGCTGGAACTTTACCTGATCCACTTAGAAGATATTGCACAACTCAAATGAAAATGGAACCAATGTTTTATTGGTGGCAAAAATATATAAATAAACCAGCTGAATTCCGTCTTGGATTTAGAGCTAACGAACAAAGTAGAGCTAAAAGAACTATTGCAAAAACAAATAGTAATGGTTGTTTAGAAATGAAAGCAATAGTAGGTAAAAGAGGAACAAGAAACAAATGGGGAATAATTGAATGGCAAAAACCAGAATTTCCTTTAATTAAAGATAATATTTACAAAGACCAAATAGAAGAATACTGGAAAGATAAACCAGTAAGATTTGCTTGGATGAATAACTGTGTCGGATGTTTTCATAAAAACCCATTATTAATAAGAAAGATGTGGGAAAAACACCCAAACAAAATACAATGGTTCTCAAAACAAGAAAGAATTAAACACAAAAAAGATGTATGGTACAAGGAAAAAAACTTGTCATTTAATGATATTAAAAACTGGAAACCACAAACAGAATTATTTGAAACTAATTTTTCAGAATGTGATTCTGGGTATTGTGGATTATAAATAAATAAAATGAAGAGTAAAGGTTTAGGAGATACAGTAGAGAAAATTACAAAAGCTACAAAAATAAAACAAGCCACTGATTGGATATTTGATAAACTTGGAAAGGACTGTGGATGCGAAGCAAGAAAGAAAAAGCTAAATTCTATGTTTCCATATAAAGTAGAATGTTTAAACGAAGAAGAATATATATATTTAAAAGGATTCTTTAACATTAATAAAAACATAGTAAACAACATAGAACAAAAAGAACTATTAACAATACATAATAGAGTATTTAACACCAACAAAAAACCTTCAAGCTGTGGCAGTTGTGTAAAAGATTTAGTTAATACTATGAAAAGATTATATAATGAATATGAATATGAAAGAGAAAGTAAAAGCAATTGAAAAAAAGCTATTAATGTTTTTAAACAAATACAGCACAAATACAACAGTAAATGTCAAAAGAAGATATAGTAAAACACCAATGGACAAAAGGTAAATCTGGTAATCCAAAAGGTAAGCCAAAAGGTGCAAAGAATAGAAGCACAATTATTAAAGAAATACTTAGCTTAATGGTTAAGAAAGTTGATGCAGATGGTAAACAAGTTTGGCAAAGTAAAGAGTATTTAATGGTTGAGGCATTAGTTAATAAAGCTATTGAAAAAGGTGATGTAAATGCTTTTAATGCTATATATAATAATTTATATGGTAACTTAAAAGATACTGTTGATGTAAACACTACTGAAGAAGTTAACTTTGATTTTAGAGAAGTAATTGGAAGAATTAAATCTCAATAAAAAATATTTAGTATTTAAAGAATCATTTGCAAGATACTTTATTGTAACTGGTGGTCGTGGTTCTGGTAAATCATTTGCAGTTAATTCAATACTATTATTACTTACCTACCAAGCTGGTCACACAATATTATTTACACGATTTACTTTAAGAGCTGCAAGTATTAGTATCATTCCTGAATTTATTGAAAAGTTAGAAATATTAAACCTAATTGATAAGTTTAAAAT